ACATATTGACCTTCTACGAAAGAATCAGCATTAACTGATTGGTCATCGAAGTATTTCGTAACTGCCAAATATGGCATTGTTCTAGTCAGATCCGCAGCATCATTTCCAGAACTAGTCAATACTGTGTCCTTAACCGTAATGTTAAGGATCTTAATCATAGACTCCAACTGCTCACTAATGTCGAATTCATTTCGAATGTCATATTCACCGAAGATAGCCATACCAGCTGGGTGAATTAAGTTTTTAACAGCAGTTTTATAATCGTCTAATGCTTCGTCAATTTTGATAACATATGAATATGCTTGGTAATAGCGACTGTCTTGAATATAGATCGCATCATCCAAGAATCCATCGTTATTAACATAATAACCTGGATATTTTGCTAGTGGACCAAGAGTACATTTAATAATAGCTGGATCAACCTGAATAGCTGTAGCGTCTGTATTGCTGATACCGAATTCACGAACAACTGCACCAACGTAAGAACCATCAGCGTATGTAGACCAATAGTCAGTAATGTTAATAGTGCCAGATTCGGCGAAACCATCTGTAACTTCAGTAATATTAAATGTACTTAGAGTTCCACCAGCTACTGCAGTATCAATTCTCTGAATGGTATTACCACCTGCAGTTCCAGCTGCAGTATTACCCGCAGTGATAGTGGTTGTAAAATCTGTACTATATCCAACGCCATATTTAATTAGTTCAGCTTGTAAGATACCACCATTACTGTCAGTATCAACAACTTTCATAATGGTTCCGTAACCATTAAAGTTTCGAATGTTGAACAGATCGCCAATTTTGAAACCAGATCCAGGTTTCTGCACTTCTAACTTAGAAGTAGTTGATAAAATTTCAGCTGTGAAATATACGCCATTAACATCATCACGATAACGAATTCTGTCGCCGACATTAATAATACCGAAGAATCGGCGATCAATAAAGTATTCATATACATTGTCAGATACTTTAACTGCTCTATCAACTTCTAATTCAACATATTGGCGACGATCAACAAGAACACGAATAATTTTAGTAGGTGTAACGACATCTACTAATTTACCAATTGGATCATTGGCGCTACCAGTTAAGATTTTACAAAAAATTGAAACGTCTTGATTCCATTTACCATCAGAAGCACGAAGCATCTGTTTAGCTGGATAATCAACAGAGATTTCTTTTCCATACAAAATTCGGAACAGTAATCTATATGCAGCCTCAGAACCCTTTGCAGCGTTCTGATCTTTAATATGTTGCATTAAGAAACGCTGATCTACCGTAGAGTACGGTAGTTTAGCTGACAGTTCATCTTTAAAATAGCGGATGAACGAGTCTAGTGTCTTATCTAAATCTCGAGTTTCTTCTAAGTTGGTCTGTGTTGTTTCCAGATACTCATAATAAGCCTCTAGGAATGAGATAAACGCAGGATAATCAGAGCGTACAAACTCTGGTACCTGAGAAGAAACTAAAGATTTCAGCGTTGGTTTGGTAAGCATTATGATCTACTAGAAGAGAATACGTAATTGTAACCACCACGCAAATCGCCAGAAGCAGTTTTATCTGCAATAACATTCACTGTTAAGTGATCGACTGCAATTTCTGCAATTTGAGTTAGAGCAGAAACAACATCATTAGATTGTGGTTTAATGGAAATTTCAAAGTCAACATCTGCTAATGCAGTAATGTTTAAGTTTCTAATATCAACAATACCTTTCTGATAGTTGATAGTTCCGATCTGTTCGTTCACGAAAATTTTAGTAGCATTATCGCCATACTTGAACAATCTAACATATTGAACACCATCATCTTCAAGATAATGAATATCTGGAGAACCAGCAATATAGAAACCAGTGCTTGAGAATGCCTGTTCAGCAACACCAGAATAATAAAGTGGGTTAATCATATTTAACAGATACTGGGCAGACACGTTATAACGTGGATTCAATTTTCTGCGCAATAGAACTGTCGTGATGTTACTTACAATACTTGGATCAGTTTCATCGATAAGTTTAGATAATTTAGAGAAACGGAAAACGCCATCAAACTTCTGTAGGTCTGAATCATTGTACGCTAGGACAGTTTGGCGAACCAAAGAAGCAATTTCTGATGCAGTCTTAGTTGTTTCTTGTTCGTTGTAGTAAGCATTAATAGTTAATGCGATGTTAATGTATTCTGGATCAACGATCTCTGGCACAACGGAAACCACGTTTCTGTTAACTAAAATAGTTGAAATAATGTTTGCCTTTTCTAAGGTCGTTAATTTTGAAGAATTTTTCGGTTTGATGCAGATAAATGTTTTACCATATACTGGTGGGTTGTTATCTTCTCCACCCCAAACAGAAACAGAGTATGCTTCTGGCACATTAGAGTAGATGATAGCCTTGTAATCATCTGGGGTGACTGCTCTGTTTTGGGCAGAATAAAATTTTGGCGCAACAAATCGGATAGAGTCATTGGACTCTACATCATCACCATTGATTGCGGAAACAGTAGTTGCAATAGAAACAGTTGAGCCAGAAATTAGAGTTGGTCCACCATAAGAGAACACAGATGCGCCATTAGCAGCATCTAAACTAGAAACAAAATAGTCTAGATGAACCACATTACCGTTATCTAATGCTCGACCGATATTTCCATCACCAAAAGTTATTTCATATAGACCATCATCAATTTCTTTAGCCCAATAAACTTTAGTAGTTCCAGAAGCATTGACGATGCTCTCTGATCTAGCCCATGTCTCATACACAGAAGATGTTGCAGACTGTTGAACACGAACTGATAAAGTTGATAAATCAACACCAGCGTTAGGGATAATATAACGTGCACCTTCTGTTACGCCATACTTAAATGATAGTGGCTTACCCTCAACCAATTCTACGTTAGGAAATACGTAATTACCGTTTGTGGATCTATTCACAGTAATAGATCCAACATTATAGAAGGAATATTGCTTACCCTCAACATATGTTGTGAATGGAGTGTAAGAAGGTAATGTGATGCTAGATGGAGAAGTGCTACCGCCAGATACTGTAATATTCACAATAGCCTTAGCGCAAGTAGCAGATCTTGGGGTGTAACCCAACATTTTCGCTAAAGAAACGATGTTATTACGCTTTCTTGCAGAATCGAGGAACATCTCATTAATCGCCATATTATTGTATAGCGCATTATAATGAGTATTGTATGCAAGAACATCTAGAAGGACTGACATAGCAGAACCTTCAAAATCATAATCCTGAAATTCTGATTGTCCTTTTAAATATTCTTTAATGTTTGCTTTGATATTATCAAAGTCTAGTTCTGTTACATTAATCTTCTTATTGTTTGCCATTATCGTGTTCTCTCTAGAGTTAAATCAAGAGTTATTGGGCGTGTAGTATTGACAATTCTAAATTCGATGCTAACATTAACTGTATACGTATCAGCACTCACAACTACTCCCACATCTAAAAGTTCAACTCTTGGCTCAAAGTTATTTACAGTGTCAGTGATGGCTCTTTTGAGCATAACCTGAAGCATAGGTGTTGCTGGCTCGAATAAGAGTCTTTTAATAGGACTACCGATTTCACTATGAAATGGTCTTTCATAGTTAGCAGTTAAAATTAAATTTCTTAGAGCAGCTTTAACAGCACTTTCATCAAATCGGCGAACGATGTCCCCAGTCACAGGATGTGCTGTAAAATTAAAGTCTAAATCTGAAAATGTTCTTGTATTTCTTGCCATATTAGTTATTTAGGTTACTCTACATTAGTTTTTGCATTTCCATCTTGCACCGCATCGCCATCTGCAATTGGATCGTTGACTCTAGCTGCAGCTTTACCCTCGAAGAATGTTTTAGAAGCACCAGAAGTTATCTTTCGTTGACTTCCTGAATGTGTTGTTCTTCCAACTGTGTGAGGAGCGAATATATCATCAACACGACCTATTAAAACACCACCAACATAACTTTTGGAACAGGTAGCAGTAAGAGCAGTTGGAGGTCCACCATCTTGCCCTTTACTCATAGCCCCATTGTATGTTAAGTTAGCCATTATACTTTCTTAGCCTTTGGGGGAATAGTGTCTAATAAGAAGAATCCAGATGGCATACCCTTAGCGTCTCTCTTATAAGTGGAGTCATTAACCATCGTAAATGCCATTCCACGATTACCTTGCGGTTTATATCCTGTGTGGATCCAAACAGATTCGGGGTGGCGATACTCTAAAATAATCTGATCGTATTTAATAATTTTCTCTAGTTTCTGAACCAACTCGAATGTTTTATTATTACGGTCTGGAAGCATTAGAGCGATGTCGTAACAATGTCCTTTACAGTGGTCGGAGAATGGAGATTCTGTAGGAACTACACCCTTTAGACGATATCCAGAACTAATCTTCCATTGTTTATTATAACCACCGATTCCACCTGGAAGTTCTTGTAAATATACTTCCAAGACGTTTTGAGCAGCCATCGCCATATTACACACAATCTCTTGAACAGTGAAGACACGTTCAGCAGAACTTGGTCCTTCTTTAAGAATCTGATCGACCAATTTATGCTTCCCGTTAACGCCCCCATCAATAAGCATACCGAGAGTGAAGTTTTTAGAAATTGTGTAGTCGTTTGTAAAATTCTTAGTAGTGTAGATAATCTTACAATCAACTGGAACATCTTTACCAGCGATACCACCAGAAGGTTTAGTTTCCTCTGTGGCAACTGGAGCAGGTGCATTCGGAACACCAGCAATTTCTTGTTCTTTAGAAGCACGACGTCCTTCTGGTGTATTATAATCGTCTGGAGTTTCGTTAGCTGCCAGTTCTTCAGATTGTCTTTCTGGTGGAATTAAGTAAGGGACAACTGGACTCATCGGAAGAGCAGGTTGTGGTGGAGTCAATTCAACAGGAGAAACATCAGTTGCACCTGCAGCACCATTACCGAATTGACCCTGAGAGTAATCAGCAGATAGTGTTCCTCCAGCAAGAAGATCCATAGAACCAGCAGACTCAACATTTACTGTATCACCCTTCGCACTAACAGCACCTGCAGCCTGCATCGTTAGGTCAGCGTCTGCTAAGATAGAAACATCATTAGCATTAACCTTAAACGTGCCTGCAGCTTTGACTAAGAAATCACCGCCAACTGCAACGTACATATCATTAGCGACACCAAGATCTACGTTATTACCGACACGAATGTTTGCGTTCTGGGAAACTTCAATGTTGGCATCTGTGCGAGCAAAAATATTGGTATTACCATCAACAGTAATGTTACATTCACCAGCAAC